GTCTAGACCTTGAGTACGCCTCTGGGCCGTCCTCGTGGCTCCACACGCACTGTATGGTCTACCCGGACGGTTCTCGTACGCTGGTGAACATCATCAACGGCAAGTGGTGCATCAGCGAAGAGAAGGTAACGCCGGCTGTGACCGAATATGACAATACTGACGTCACGACCATATCTTGCCCTGTGTGCCCGATGATACTGACATCTATATTCGTTCAGGCTAACGGCGGAAGCTGCCCTGAATGTAATACGGTTCTCGTGCAACTCGGTGAAGAAGAGCCAGACTCTTCCAGCTATCACCTAGACAATGGGGATGGGACTCTCGATTGCTGGAATTGTGGTCATACCATGACTTATGATGATCGGGCTGACAATGACGGGTACTGTCCTAAGTGTGTTGCCGAAATTAACCTTGACGAGGACGATATCTAATCTGGTGACATAGTAAAAAAGCTAGCATAAATAATGCCTTAGAGACCATCTAGGGCATTTTTTATGAGTTTAGCATCTTACACTGATTACGAGATTGACGAATTCAGGCGTTGCAAGCGCGACCCTGTCTACTTCATCAAAAAATACTTCAACATCCATCACCCAAAAAACGGCACGATGTTGTTCAACTTGTATCCATATCAGGAACGTTTGGTGTGGGCGTATCACATTAATACGCATAATGTCACGTTGGCAAGTAGGCAAACAGGTGCTTCATTATGCTTGGTCGCGTATGCACTCTGGGCTTCCATTTTTGCTACAGGCAAGCACAATACACTGCTAGTTTCGAATAAACTTGATGACGCTAGATACCTACTTAACACGATTAGGTTTGCCATCGACCGTTTGCCGCATTGGGTCAAGCCTAAACTTGATATTGACAACAAATCAACCATAGCATTCTACGGTGAGAAAGTTAAGATATTAACTAGTGCTGTCACTGGCGATGCCGCGAGAGGTATAAGCGTTGACCTGTTCCTTTGGGATAACGCAATGTACGCTAAGACAAATCAAGCCTTTGAGATGTGGGACTCTGTAGCTCCATGTTTGGTCGCTGGTGCGAAGTGTATTGTAACCAATTCCGGTACTAAATTGTTGCAATGTGCAGAAGCTAATATCTTCTACGATTTGTGGAGAGGTGCATTAAGGGACATCAACAACGGGATGACTGCGAATTTTGTAGCATGGTATGAACCGCCGGGTCGCGGTGTAAAGTTCGAAGAGGCCGTTAAGCGTTACATTAGCGAATCTGAATGGCGTCGAGAATACCTCTGCGAGTTCGTGGTTGAAGAATAATGGCAAAGCGTAATCCCAGACTAAAGAAGGCAGGCACCGTCTCCGAATACACACCGGAGATGATTAGCGAGCTTCGCAAGTGTAAAATGGACCCGGCGTATTTCGCAAGAAATTACGTCATGATTAAGCATGCCAAGCGCGGTAAGATCAAGTTCAACCTCTATCCGTATCAGGAAGAGATGTTGAAGATGTATCAAGAGAATCGATACAACATCATTCTCTCCGCTCGCCAGACTGGTAAGACCGAAACCACCTGTGCGTACCTGTTGTGGTTCGCAATCTTCCACGCCGACAAAACCATCCTCGTCGTATCGAACAAGGCGTCCAACGCCAAGGAAATGATCGGCAAGATTCAGTATGCGTACGAAGAACTGCCAGAGTGGCTAAAGCCGGGTTACGATGATGCATCGTGGAACAAGCACGAATGCGCCTTCGACAACAAGTCTCGTATTATCGCACAAGGTACGTCCACCGACTCCGGTCGTGGTCTTGCTATTTCGCTACTGTACTGCGACGAATTCGCATTCGTACGTCCACACATTCAAGCCGAGTTCTGGGACTCTGTATCCCCAACCCTCGCAACGGGTGGTTCGTGTATCATCTCATCCACCCCAAACGGTGACAGTAACCTATTCGCAGAGTTATGGCGAAAGGCAACCCTTGGCGCTGCCGACAATGCGTTCAAGCANAAGCACGTCCGNTGGGATGAACCACCGGGCCGTGGTGAAGAATTCAAGCAACAACAGATTGCAATCCTAGGCGAGCGTAAGTGGCGTCAGGAATACGAGTGCGACTTCCTATCGTCTGACGGTGGGTTGATGGACTCGTACATCATGGGTAGCATCCAGAATGAAGTGGCCGCAAGGTCACCAGACTTCACTATCCGCGACCATAACGAAGAGCTTGACTTCTTCACGAAGATCAACCCGCTCCACAGTTACATCATCGGTGTTGACCCGGCGACGGGTTCCGGTCTCGACTATTCCGTTATCCAGATTTTCGAATTCCCTTCGATGTTGCAAGTAATGGAATACCGAAATAACATAATGGAACCTGTCCACATCTATACCATGCTGAAGAAGATCATCAACTTCATCGCTGGCACTGGCGCTCAGGTATACTTCTCGGCAGAAAACAACGGTGTCGGTCAGTCCATCATTGCATTGTACATGTCCGACGAACTACCGCCAGCCGGTACCTTCGTATCGGAAGACGGCAAGAACAAGCTTGGTATCGTTACAAGTGCCAAGAGTAAGATTCGTGCTTGCGTTACAATGAAGAACATGATTGAAAAGCGTCACATGACTGTGACCTCTGACACGCTTGTGAAGGAACTGAAATCGTATGTCCGTAAGAACGGTTCATACATGGCTCAGATTGGCGCTACCGACGACTGTATCTCTGCGGTTCTGATTGTAATTCGTATCGTAGAAGAAATTGCCAATTTCGATGAGAAGGCGTATCATATGATGTTCCAGTTCGAGCAGCCGGAATCGTGGAAGGATGATATTCATCCAATGCCTGAATTGGGCTACACTATTCCTGCTGAGGCGATGAGAGGATAAATAGATTCATGAACAAGAAAACCCTTTCAATTGATATCGGTGCTTTGCTAGAGACGTCCACTGCTGGTCAGTTGACGTCTACCACAAGTGTATTCTTTGGCCCGGACCGTAAGCGTAAGTCCGCTCAAGTACAATTGAACAAGGTGCAGTACATTCAGGCTGAAGGTGGTATTCTTCTCGTCAAGGCTGAAACACGTAGCTCGGACAAGACATACGAAACCTCAATCCAGTTCACTGAGGTTAATTTCGTAGCGCCGGATACAATGCATTCTATTCCATTGGAAATGCCGGGTCGCGAGATTTCGATCATGCCTTTGCGTAACATGGGCAACGACGTTCAAGTCCACTGCGAGTGCATGGACTTCTACTGGCGCTTCGCAATGCATAACAATAAGGACAAGAGCCTTATTGGTGAACCACCAGCGCCATACGTGAAGAAAACCAATCGCGTACCGTTGAACCCGGAGAAAGTTCCGGGTGCTTGCAAGCATCTCACGAAGCTGGTCGAGCATCTGAAGCTAGAGCGAATCCTAAAGTAATTTGCTTGACTTACCGGCAATAATTAGGAATAATGCTCGCACGTTCCAACTTGATATAAATACTTTTGTCGGAGGAATTTCTCTGACGTTTTGGCTACATACCTGAGCAACACCAACGAAAGCGTCACCAACAAAAGCTGTACATAACTTAAAATAACTAGAGAATAATAACATGACTAACAAGAGACCATCCTTGGCCGACCTACGGTCCAAGTTCAAGCAGAAAGCCGAAGGCAAGCGCGAGTTCACCGGCAACTCAGATGTATATCCCCACTGGAACATCCCAGAAAACGCCACTGCAACGATCCGTATCCTCCCAGACAAGAACGAGGATAACGACAACTACTTCTATATCGACAAGCTGGAACACAAGCTAGCCATCAACGGTCAGGATCGCAAGATTCCGTGCGTTAAGATGTACGGCGAGAAGTGCCCGATTTGCGAACTATCCTCAAAGTACTACAAGGCTGAGGGTAAGGATTCGGTACAGGGTAAGTATTACTACTTCAAGCGCGTCAGCCTAATGAAGGCCCTTATCATCAAGGACCCAACTGAAGGTGGCGAGTCCGCTGAAGGCCAAGTCAAGACCGTACAGTTCACCTACCAGCTGATGAAGCTCATCAATGCAGCACTTGCAAACGATGAAGAAGAAAAGCGTCTGGAAGAACTGCCGTGGGATATGGAAGCTGGTTACAACTTCCTGATCCAGAAGACGAAGCAGGGCGAGTACGACAACTACAGCACCAGCGCATTCTCGAATCGCGTCTCGGCTATTGCCGAGAAGTACCTAGACGCAGTTGAAGAGGGTCAAATCGACCTATCCACATTACTGCCGGAAAATCCGGGCGTCGAAAAGGTACAGGCACTACTGGAAGCCCATTTGGGTGGCGGTGATGCTGAAGAGGAAGAAGAGGAAGCACCTGTCATCGCACGTCGCAAGCCAGTGACTGAAGACGACGAAGTACCGGTACGCACCCGCAAGCCGGCAGTGGTAGAAGCAGAGGACGAAGCACCTGTCCGTACGCGTAAGCCAGTCGTAGAAGAAGCTGATGACGAAGCGCCAGTTCGTGTTCGCAAGCCGGCAGTTGTTGAGGTCGAAGACGAAGAGGAAGCACCTGTCATCCGCAAGCGCAAGCCGGTTGCAGAAGAAGCCGAAGATAACGGCGATGCAGCACAAGAATCTGACGCGGACATGATTGCCCGCATGAAGGCTCGTCGCGCGAAAGCAGCGGCAGCTGAGTAATTCAGAAGCTTGGCTAACGGAAAGGGGCGGCTCACGCCCCTTTTCTATTTACATGGAGTAATCACACAATGGCAATACCATCACTAAAAAACAAATTCAAGAAGACGTTCGCCTCTAGCAGAACTATCTCTTCTGACGACCCGACGCCAGACTTTTGGCTGAGTACGGGTAACAAACTCATCAATAAGATCATCTCCGGTCGTTATGATCGTGGTTATGCTCAGGGTAGAATCGCCGGTATCGCCGGCCTGTCCGGTGCTGGTAAGTCCTTCCTCATCGCCAATGCAATCTATCAGGCGCAGAAGCAGGGTTACATGATCGTCGTAATCGACTCTGAAAACGCGCTCGACAAGGACTACCTCAGTGCTTGTGGTGTTGACACCAGCGAAGATAACGACATGTACGTTCACATGTCCGTAGCGACCTTCGGTGACGCGGCACGAGTTACTCGTGAATCGACTGAAGACTTCCACGAGGCCCGCATCAAGAAGGCACTGGAAGATGGCGACAAGCTACTTCTGGTATACGACTCTCTCGACTTCCTACAGACCGATTCTATGCTGAAGAAGTTCGATGAAGAGGGCGAGCTTGGTAACGATCAGGGTCTGCATGCTCGCAAGATGAAGCAGCTTCTGGGCGCGATTGTAGCAGAAATCAAGTTCCTGCCTGCTGTCGCAATCTGCACCAAGCAGGTATACATCGACCAGACTCCGAACGCTAACCCACCAGTCAAGATGAGCGAAGCTGCGAAGTATGCATTCACTCAGCTGTTGTTGGTCTCCCGTTTGCTGATGAAGGACGAGAAGGGCAAGGAGAAGTACGTTACCTACAAGGGTATTGAATTGCGAGTCTTCGGTTGGAAGACCCGTGGTTGCGAACCGTTCCAGCGTTGCGATATCAAGATTCCGTACGAACATGGTATGGACGAATACGAAGGAATGCTGAAAGTAGCAACACAACTTGGTATTGTGGAAAACTCCGGCGCTTGGTATACTTTCGAAGACACGAAGTGGCAGGGTGCGGACAAGTGGCGCACACTTGATGTTGATGTCAAGGAAGCAATCTTCCAGAAGATTGTAGCCGCAGATATCAAAACGATTGACGCTACCGAAGGCCAAGACGAAGTTGATGTAGAACTTGGTTCTAGTAAGAAAGAGAAGAAGAGCAGCACTGCCGATGCAGTAGCTAAACTTGCTAAGCGTAAGGCTGAAGCAAATACCGAAGAAGCCGGGGAATAACCCGGCTCTTCCTCCGAGGAAACATAATGGAATTGACGCTAGAAATGCTGTTGAGCAAACGCGATTATGATAATATTGCTTTCACTAGGAAGATTATCGAACTGTTTAGCTCTAACCTAACCAAAGCGGCTCAGATGTTGTACAAGTTTGATCGCGACATTAAATGGAACAAGGTAGAACGCTTTCCGGCAGTTGACGAGTATGTTTTGATTCGGGGCGAGGTAGAGGTAAGGGTGGGGGATATCCTCACCCTTGCTACCGGACAAGTGGTTGTTGATGAAGAAAACATCAACCAATACACCCGGCCATTGCACTACATGTTACATTCCAGAATTCTGCAAAACGGCACAGTAGAAGAACTCTACCAGCATTTGTCTTTCATTGAAGACATTGCGAAGAAGCTCCCAGACGCGGAGCTTACTGAGCTACTGCGTAGCGGTGCCGTGAGCGAGAACGTGGTGATGGAAAATCCCACGCTTAAACCCATCCTAGACAAGATTACACGACCGACCTCGTTCGAGGCGTTCGATACCAGTAATCTATCCGAGGAACAATTTAATACATTACGCTTTTGTGCTAACCTAGGCAAGACAGGCAAACCTCATTAATTATGGAAACTTCAGCAGCTAACAAGATCAAACCAGACCTGTCTAACCTAGACACAATTCTCCGCGAGTACGACTCTTGGATGAATGGCTATGAAAAGAATTTGAAGGTCGATATGAAGACCTATTCGAAGGCCAATTCAGAGCAGGCTGGTTGGCTTGCTTATTACTCTGAAATCCATGATGAATTGGATGTAATGTTCAAAGACATGGAAACGCGAGTGAAGGTGGCCCGCGCGAGCGCGGCGCATAAGATCGAGAAGGTTTCCAGTAAGAAATACACCGAAAAGGAAATGTCCCGTATCGAGGATGGTGATCCAATCGTGATTGCCACCCTGAAGGCATGCCGCGAAATTGAAGAGCGGAAGAAGAAATTCGAGACTGTGGTTGCAGCGTTCAGTCAACGCGGATACACACTAAATAACATGACTCGAATCCGTATGGGCGGGTTCCAAGACGAGTCCATGTATATCAATGAAGACTAATAAAGTAGCAACCGTAAAGCTAGTTGACGAAATCAACGTAGTAGTCAGCGGACTGACCCAGCCAGAATACAAGACCCTCTCTAACAAGTTCTCGGTATTCGCCAAAGGTGCAGCATTCCATCCTCTCGTCAAACTGAAGAAGTGGGACGGGCGGATTCGCTATTTCAGTCAGGCCGGTGCCACATACCTCAATCTGTTGACGCAAATCGTCCCGGACTTGAAGGCGATGGGTTACACCATCAAATACATCGACAAGCGTCGATATTACGATATCAACATCCCTAAGATCAATTCAAAGTATCTCAGCGACTGGGGTATTGAGTTGGGCGAGCATCAGGTCGAAGCTATCAATGCCACTATCGAGAAGGGTAATGGTATGTTGATCGCTGGTACTGGTGCAGGTAAGACACTCATCACTGCGATCCTGTGCGACTTGTACAACACGTACTGTGCCTTCCGCGTCGTGGTCATCGTACCGAACACCGACCTTATCGGACAGACCGCAGACGAACTTCGCGCTGTCGATTTGGTTGTCGGTACGTACTCCGGCGCAAGCAAATCGCTTGAAGAGAACATCATTGTATCCACGTGGCAGGCGCTTCAGAATAATCCAATGATTATGTCGCAGTTCCAAGCAGTCATTGTAGACGAATGCCATGGTGTTACTGGTAAGGTGCTTCAGGAAATCCTCAACACCCACGGCGGCCACATTCCGGTCCGTATCGGCATGACCGGTACGCTCCCGAAAGAGCCGTCTGACCGCATGGCAATCGCTGTGTGCTTGGGTGAGGTTCTATTCGAGGTCGGAGCGTACGAACTGATTGAGAAGGGCTGGTTGGCAGGCCTAGCCATCAAGATGTATTGCTTGATGGAGAACTTCAGCGAGAAATGGCTCAAGTTCCAACAGGAATTCCCTGAAGAAGCGGCTGCGATGACCGAGAAGGAATTCATTGACGGTTACCTTCCGGACTATGAATCAGAGATTGCATATCTCAGAAAGCAGAAGACCCGCACAACATTCGTCGCAGACTTCGTAGAGAACATTCGTTCGCAGGAGAAGGGTAATACATTCATCCTAGTGACGTCAGTTGCATATGGTAAAGCATTGTCGAAGCTGATTGACAATGCAGTGTTCGTGTATGGTCAGGACAAGACCGCAGTCCGCAAGCAAATCTACAAGCTGTTCGATGACCACGATGATATCGTTGTTATCTCAACGTTCCAGCTTGCATCAACTGGTCTGAACATCAAGCGTATCTTCAACCTCGTGTTTGTTGACGCTGGTAAGTCATTCACCAAGATCATTCAGGCGATTGGTCGTGGTCTGCGTAAGGCAGCGGACAAGGATTTCGTCAATGTGTTCGACTTCCATTCCAACCTGAAGTATTCTAAGCGACATGCCGGAACACGCAAATCCTTCTACAAGGAACAGCGCTACGAGCATACTGTAAAGAAAGTCGATTACGAGGCGTATTACAAATGACGATTGGTTGACTTCCGGCGTAAACTCAGCTAGACTTAGTAAACAAGAATTAGAATTACTAGGAACCAATTGCAATATGATTATCTCAGACGAAAATAGCTATCCGATCATGGTGGACAGCGTAGAGACACCGCTAAGCACAGAATTCTTTTGGGTTCTGGATTTGGTGAACAGAGATTTCTGCTTGACCCCATTGATGATGAACGAAGAACTCCACACTCCGGCGTTCGAGTTGAGCATTTTCGGTTATGTTATCGAAGTTCCGACCAATTGGAATATTCTGTTATATTCCGAAGAAACCTCTCAGCTTGATATTGCCGAAGTTTCAGAACTGACGAGAGGCAATTTCACTGCTCTCGGATACCAGCACCGAAAGGACCGAGTCTCACCGGGTGAAGTTCGGGTTATCAATTACAACCCATTCGCAAAAATCCATACCCCGTCTCTTCACAAGACGCACATGCTATGCCATGCGTTGGGTCCGGAACTGTGGGTTTGTATGTCCCCGAGCGACAACTACAACAAGTACCTGAAGAACGCTATGATTGGCGACATCCTTCCATAACGCTGATACATAGTTATAACAACAAAGGTAAAGATATATGACCAAAGTAACTAAACCCAAAAAGCAAAAGGCCGTCAAGGTCGTAAATGCGAAGGAACTGAAAGCATGGCTTCGCGGTATTCAGGAGTTCCAGCCGGAAGGTTGGGTTCCGACTGTCGAGCAATGGGATGCAATTCGCGAGCGAATCTTCCTACTTGAAGAAGTCGAATATCAGGTCGAGTATCAGACTGCACACCAGCACCTCGTATACGACGAGCCACACTACCAGCAACAACCGGCCTTTGTAGCGGCAGCGCCGGTACCAGCATATCAGGCGGTAGCACCGCAGGGTGGCGCACTAAGCGGTTATCCGGCTCAGGAAGAGGCTCGTTCGAGCGGCGGTATCGCAAGAGCTTGGTCTCCGACAGAAACCGGAGTGGTATCAGTATCATCGGCTTCTGAGGTTCTAGAGGGCGAGTACAAGTCGAAGTTCTAATGCGCAAGAATACGGTTCTGAAGGATCGCACGCTCTGGTTCGATGGTGATTCAACCATCGAACCAGATGCTATTGCCGACATGGTACTACGCGGGGTGTCCATCAAGAATGGTGTCCACGTCTCAGAAATTACAAAAGATATTTCCGAGTTCAACAAGATTTCAAGTCACGAGCTTAGTGTAAAGGAAGACATTCGTCCCCTGCTATTCGACTGGAACATTCCAGAGAAATACAAGACAATGGATATCCGGACATTCTTGTTGAAGAAATTGGAAGCTGAGGTAGAACGAGCCGATACGTTTGCGGAAAGTGACATTGACCTCCGTCTGGAACGCATCGACTTGGAGCTAGACCGGTTCTACACCAGCAACCTCAATATGCTATTAAGGACCACCGTTTTCATTACTGATACGTTCAGGGAAAAGAATGTGGTCTGGGGTGTAGGAAGAGGAAGCGCTTGTAGTTCATATATACTTTACCTGATTGGCATTCACGATATCGACAGCGTCTATTACGAGTTGGATATCGGAGATTTCCTCCGGTAACTTGCGACTATAAATAGAGTGTTCACTTACTCCCAGAGGAAAAGATATGAGCAGAAAAACAACCAGCATGCGCGGTGAAGTTGTAGACTTCGATCTATTCGCGATTAAAGAACAAATCAGCGGCGGTCCGATTACTGAGACAATTCAGAATCGCGAGCGTTTCATTGATTTGAAGCGTCGTCGTGGCACCAAGCGTAAGCTACAGGACATGCTAGCCGAGCAGGAAGCTTCCCAGCTTTCCGTTGAGAAGGCGCTAGCTACCAAGTCCAATGCTGCCCAAGACGCTCCTGCGGCTGAGGAAGTAGCAGCTGCATCAGTACCAACTCGCAAAATCGTTAAAAAGGAATCCTAATGTCTAACTTGCGTTGTCCGAAGAATAGAATCATCTTCCAGTTCGTTGAAGATACTAGAAGTGGTACATTCAATAACACCACCACGTGGGGTTTTGAAATCAAGAAAGCCACAGATGACGTAAAGACACCGCGTTGGGCGGAAGTCAAGGTAACCGGCAAGGATGTCAAGGCTGTGAAGCCGGGACAATACATCCTAGTCGAGCCGATGATGTGGACGCTATCTTTCCTCTACGATGGTAACAAGTATTGGGCAACTGCTGAAGACAAGCTAATCGCTATGTCCGACGAGAGACCATCCGGCTTCTCGTAATGGTATTCATTGGTATTCTGGTATCAGCAGCACTACTAATCGCTAGTGCTGCCGCATTCTTCAGTGTATATGGATTGGCACAAGTATTCGCTGGTGCCTTCCTTTCCGTGGTCATCATGGGTATTGCACTGGAAATCGGTAAGCTGGTAGCAGCGTCCTTCCTCTACCGATACTGGGACCGCATCTCAAAAGCCCTGAAGGCCTATCTAATGGCCGCTGTGTTAGCCCTGATGGCTATCACGTCAATGGGCATCTCCGGCTATCTAACCGCCGCATATCAAACTGACACGGTCGGACTCCGTGACGGTAATGCGAAGCTGGCGGCTCACACCGAAGAGCTTGACCGTCTAATCGCCCGTAAGGCCGACATGGACCGTCAGATTAGCCAACTACCGGCTGACTACGTCGCGGCCCGTCAGAAGCTAATGAAGAGCTTTGAGAGGGAGTATGCCGAGATGACTCCGCGCATCACCTTCTTGCAGGAAGAGAAGTCAAAGCTTCAAGCTCAAAAAATCACAACCGAAGCAAAGGTAGGACCTATTGTATTCATATCAAAGGTTCTCGGTTCAGAAACCGATGATGCCATTTTCTGGCTGATTATACTCATCGTTTGTGTGTTCGACCCGCTCGCGGTCGCATTGACCCTCGCCGCAAATATTGCAATCGCCGACAGAGCATCGCGCAAGCTATCTGATGCGCCTGTCGTAGAAGCTGCAACCCCGGAAGTAACCGAAGTCCCGGCTTCAAATGTCACCACTCGCGATGACATAATTCAATCCACGCGTCGCCAAGCACTGCTAGAAAGAAACCACCAACAGGCTTGATAGTCCGGCGTTTTGCGTGTAGAATATCGCAATAACAACAAAGGATTACATTATGGCTCGACTACCTTGGGCGATTTCACACCGTCCCAAATCTGTGAAGGATTTCCTCTTCCAAGACGAAAGCACAAAGGCTTTCATCTTGCAGTGCATCAAGGATCAGAACATCCCTCACCTCTTACTGGCAGGCCATCGCGGTACCGGTAAGTCATCATTGGTGAACGTGCTTAAGCACGAACTAGAAATTGATGACATGGATTACTTGTACATCAATGCATCGTTCGATAACTCAATCGATGTCATCCGCACCCGTGTCAACAGTTTCGTCAACACCATTGCCATGTCTCCGCTCAAGATTGTTTACTTGGACGAAGCTGACCGCCTGACACCAAGCGCGCAGGATGCTCTGAAGAGCATGACTGAAGACTATGCTGAGAATGCGAGATTCATCTTCACCTGTAACAAGCCGGCAAAGATCATTCCGGAGTTGAAATCCAGATGTCAGGATATCCTCTTCAAGTCGCTGAACAAGGACGAGGTCCTAGACAAGGCTCTCGACATCCTGTTTGACGAAGGTGTCGATGTTGAGAAGCCGGGTGTTGCCAAGCTTGTCAAGAAGTACCGTGACGCTACGTTCCCGGACTTCCGCAAGCTACTGAATGTGCTTCAGCGTAATACTGTCAACGGCGTCCTGCAAGATGGTGACGTGGACGACTCTGCGGCTACCGAATTCAACAGCACCATGATGTTGATGATGGTCGAGGGACAGTGGAGCAGCATTCGCCCGTACATGGCTGAGAACACGCCAGACGATGCATGGGAAGAAGTCTATCGATTCATGTACGATTACCTCGGCGAAGTTGAAGTCTTTGCTGAGAATCCAAGCAAGCAGGATGATGCCATTGTGGTAATATCCGATCACCTGTTCAAACACACCCTCGTTGCAGACGCCGAAATCAATTTCGCTGCCTGCATAATCAAGCTATCACGCATTGCAACACGATAAGAGAATACAATGGAAACCGAAACCCAAGACCTATTTGCAGAACCAGTAACCCCGGAGCTAGCAGCCAAGCATATTGCAGCCGTTGCCGCGCATCACGGTAAGAACGAGAAGCTTGCGTGGAAGCGCAAGGTGAAGAAGATGATGGGCCTGATTGACGAGGTCGGCGTTGTCGAGCAAGAAATCCTAGAACTGGTGCTGAAGAAGCAGCCGACTCTTGATGAAATTGCAATCCTGCGTGCAGAAATGACAAAGGAATGTATCCATCCGAAGGACCACCTTGTCCATCTGACGACTTGCCTAATGTGTAAGTTCTGCGACAAGCGTATCAGCATCCCGCGTATTCTGAAGGCCGAAAGTCCGGAAGTTGACGAGGGCGAAGATGTCAGCCAGTAAGCTCGATATATGGGAAGTGTTTCGGAAGATTGACGACAATGACCGAGATTTCCTGACGAAGCTATCGCCAGAGCAACGAAAAGGGTTCGTCCCTATCGTTACTCTGCGGTGGCTCTCGGGTAGCGGGAATGACTCACAGTTGTTGAACTTGAATGAAGTAGTCAATTCTACAGTGTTCAATCTGTACAAGCATCCAGACTTGTTGTACAAGCTGATGGTTGCCGCTACGCCTCCGGGCAGGAAACAATACAAGTGGATCAAGCCGGCTAAGAAGCGAAAGGTATCTGCTCGTACCAATGTGTTATGCCGTTACCTAGAAGCCTCGCCTACCGAAGCAGAATCATTCCTTCCGTTGTATTCCGATGAAGACATTCTTGAGATGGCTACAGCACTAGGGGAGACTACAGAATTCATCAAGACGTTGAAAAGTGAACTTAAATGAAGTTAGGGTTTTTCGAATGTAGTTTCTGTGAATCTAGGTTCGTTCACGAGACCAAATTCACGAAACACCGCTGCGACTTGATGGTTCGCGATGAATACGTCCGCACTGATGTGGATGGTCGGTTTGCATTCCGAGTGTATAAGACATGGATCGAGGTTCGCGGCTATCAAAGGCCGCGACGTTCGGCATTCATTGAATCAAAGTATTACAACACTATTGTTAAGTTCGTGGACTTCTATCGGGAAATGATGTTGCCTGACCTAGAGGACTACATGCGATTCATGGTGGAAGATAATCTGCTACCGGGAATGTGGTCCAACGCCGGAATCTACGAGCAATACCTTATCGCGTTCGATGATCGGGTTAGACCGCTGAAGCAAGCCGACATCACATTCAAATACATGGACGTCTTGACCGAATCGCTCGACTGTACCTATGCCGAACTTTTCGACTATATTGACGTTCGAGAGATGGTGAAATTGATTCAGTGTCGTCGTTTCTCACCTTGGGTGCTGCTGTCATCTAAGCGTTTCATGCGGTACCTAGCCGAATGCAATCCTAACGAAGCTCCGGCCCTAGAGGCTATGGTTGAGGACTCCATGTGGCAACCACGGCTCAGGGCATGGCCCAAGGCGTACAAGGCGATACGCGAGCTTACAAAGGAGTTAGGAATCTAACGCGCCGGTATAAATAGATAGTATTCAACCGGGACTCCATAATGGCTAATTGCTCTGACAACGTATATGTAATTAAATACACCGACAAATCGAAGGGGACGATCACGATCACGAAATCGTCGCTGGTCACCGATTTGGTTGACATTGCGCTAGTCGGCAAGAGTCGCTTGGATTACGGCGAAGTTTTCAACGAGAACATCCTCCACTTGCTGGAAAACTTCTCTTGCCCTGCATCTGATACAAACCCGGACGCGCCTGACACTGTCACGGCGTTTGGAACCATACTAAGTAATCCGATTGATGGTCAGAAGTGGTATAACTCTACATCCTCGCGATTGTACGTTTACAATGGCACAGAAGAAGTCTGGGTTCCTTATGCGAACCAGACTGACGTCGCGGCGAACTCTGGCATTATTGCACATGGTTCGTACCTTCCACGTCCAGTAGCCTCGAATGGATATGTTTTCCCTTACTCAGAATGTAATTTCGTTGTAAGCCAGCATTCCAGCCGAAGCGTTGCTGTTGACGGTTATCTTCCAACCAACACCGAAATCGACTACCTTCGTTGCTTCGTTAGCCCGAACGGGTTAGTGACAGTACAATTCCGTTACCGTGGCGAGTCTACCATTCGTGCCGGCTACGCAAACTATCAGATTATCGGTATTCGCGGCGAGACAAACTCTCCGGTTGTAATTTCGGTAACACCATACCCAATTCCGTCGCCAACGCCGGGTGTAAGCCCGACCACAACGCCGACCCCTACACCGACGATTGCTGTAAGCCCAACGCCAGCAGTATCGCCAACCCGTACCCCAGCTGCAACTGCTGCTGTAACGCCAACTGGTACGGTAACGCCGACTCCGACCGTATCGGTAACGCCGACTCCGGGTGTAAGCCCGACCCCAACGCGTACCCCAGCGGCAAGCTCTACACCGGTTGCAAGCCCGACCGCAACACCGGGTTCCAGCCCGACTCCGACTCCGACAATTACAGTTACCCCAACGCGTACCCCAAGCACAAGCCCAACCCCAACACCGGGTTCCAGCATGACGCCTACACCTACGCCGACCGTAACCCCAACCCGTACACCTTCACCAAGCGCTTCTCCGGCTGCACCAAGCCCAACGCCAACCATTTCGTTGACGCCAAGCCCAGCGTACACCATGAGTTTCGCCGGCTTCCCTGAAGTCCTTTCCCATGCGACCGGCTCAGTTGCGTCGTATGCAAGCATGGACTTCAAGCCAGACGGTACGTGGATTGCAAAGGAGAAGAACACGACTGTAGGCAGTGGTGTATGGGCACCTAGCGGTGTTGGTAGCAACTACGAGTTGTACTTCACTGAAAGCGGTAATTACCCACAGACCAACCCGAATGTGTGGAACGATTTGGGTAGCGTGTTCGGCTTCCTCGTATACGACTCTGACCAGTCAACCGAAGCATATATCAGCGTGACGTTCACCATTCGTCGTAAGTCGAATCACAGTGACGCGCTAACGCACACCCTGTACATGTCGGCAGACGGTGAGTGCTTCGCAGTTGGTACACCGCTAGCAGTGCCGGGTGCGACAATCAACGTTGAAGACCTAGTAGCTGGTGATACCGTCGTAAGCTTCTCTCACGAGACAATGCTTGACGAATCCGAAGATAACTGGCGCGATTGGAAGACGAAGGACAACAACTTTGCAATCGG